CATTTCAGCGACCGAAACATTCTCAATATGCCTGGGACCTGACATAAAATATGAAACATCAATCAACATAGCGATAGTTATTTAGAAGTCTTGCCTTTCCCGGTTTTCTTTTCATCTTCCACGGAAACGGCTTTATCATCTGTAACAGTTACCTCCTTGGCATCTTCCTCTTGCAAATCTTTTGAATCGGCAACCGGAAGATTCTTTTCATCAGAAGGCACCTGTACTTCAAGTTCTGCAATGCGAGCTTTCATTGTTTCACGCTCTTCTGTCAGTTCAACAATTGTCTTATCTTTCTCTGCAATGGATGCAGTAAGCCTGCCAATCTCTTCATTTTTCTCTGCAAGCATACATTCCAATGTCTTTCGGGCATCTTCTTCTGTAACAAGACCACATTCGGAAATAGGGATGAGTTGAATCATCCCTCTATTAATCCGAATGCGTTGCTCTTTAAGCACATTGGTTACATCCTTATCGTTACCTCTAAGTATGTAATCCATAATCCTACGCTTTAGTTATTGCAGTCTTCAATGCGGCCAAATCCCCATAAGCGAAAGCCCATGGCATATAAATCGGGAAGATAACTTCTTCTTGTGCCATCAGCACAACCTCGTTGCAAAGCTTGGTCTCCACATCTTCAGCCCATTCAAGTGTCAAAGTGGTATAATCAACCAAATTTGCGGCTTGGTTGAAGTCACCCAAAAGATACTTACCGGGAAGAATACCACCGTACTCGATAATCGGGCGACCGGCAATATATTTCACCCCATCAACCATTTTAACGATACCAAGATTACGTCCTGTCGTATCTTTCTCTGATTCCATACCGTTAACAGTCATTGGATTAAGAATAATAGCATTCGGGAAATACTGGGCATATGTCATTGCGGCGAAAGCTGTTTTCACTACATCTTCAGAGTTGGGTTCCTCAATGTTCTTAAAGCCGGCTTCATGAACACTGAATGTCATTTTATCCGTAGCCGTTTCAGCACCGGAGAACGCGACGCCAGGAATAAGGATACGACCATCTTCCATTTTCACAAGAGCGTGTGTTTTGTTCAGTTCTGTAAGAACAGCGGCACCAGCGAACGTGATGCTCATTCCATCAAGAATCAAATCCTGTGGTTCTGCAAACTCTACAATCACATCCTTATCACCGTTATATCCGGTAATAGCTTTTACAGCACCGGCGGCACCTGTAACAATGGCTGTACTAATAATCTTCTCTACAGAAGTCACCCCAGTATTATTAATAATACCAAGCAAATTCTCACCATTACCGTCACCAAACAAAATGTTCCAGTCTTCTGCCATCCAAACAGCTTCAGGAAGCATGTTCAAGATGTAGGAACGAATGTACACTCTTGATTTCAACATACGTTTTGAGATACGGATATGAGTACCAAGGCGCTTAGTTCCTGTCTGTATCTCTTTTACCTTGATGCTTGATTCAGGCAAACGACCGTTCTCTGTTACAAAACGGGCATTGCGGTTGAAAGCATATACTTGCGCATAGGCGAGTTGAGGATATGCAGGATCAGCTGTCAGCGTCGTTAATACATCACGCATATGCAACTTTTTGTTGGCAACCTGAGTCACAACACGTTTCTGTTGTTGAGTAATCAACAAATCACCGGTGTAATTGTCAGTCATGGAAACGACATCTTTCAAGGAGAAACCGTCAAATTCTCCTGATTTGCGTGTTTTTCCTTCTGCGAAATCTCTGAATTTTTCAGAATCAAGCATCTCGTTCAACTTCTCATCGAACTTGTTGATAGCATTCATAGACAAGCCCTTTTGTTTCATTTTCTCAATACTTTCTCCAAGGGTCTTTACTTGGGCAACGAGTTCTTCATTGTCTTTAACCAATTGCTGGAACTTCTCATTGTCATAGGATTTCAGCAATTTATTAATATCGTCAAACTGTTTTGATACCTCATCCGGTGATGCAATTCCTTCAAGGGACTTGTTTACTACTTCACACATCATGCCGACGATGTTTTCCATAAACGCCTTCTGTTCTGCCGGCAAGCCGTCCGTTTTCAGATTAAAATCTGATACTGTAAATTTTCTAATTGGCATAAAATTTAAATTTTAAGTTATTTATTCTCGAAACAGCTATTCAAACTTTTGAAATCGAATAAAGTGCCATTATCAGCGGCTTTAGACGTTACTTCATCGTTCCCATTTTCCCCGTCATTCTTTTCTTGAGTGTCAACAGACGGCTCATTTTTTCCGGTGGTATCTTCAGAAGTGTTTTGCAGAATAGCATTCGAACGATATACTTTTCCCCAACAGTGGGGACATCTTACATAATTCATAAGGTCTTGCAGACCCTTTTGAGTAAATTCTTTCTTTTCTGATTTGACAGAATCAATAAGAGAAATTACTTGGATTCTAATCTCCGGAGTGAGCTTCTCCATTTCTTCCCTTACAATGTCCTGTGTTATCCATCTCTGATAATCAGCAGCATAATCCAGTACCTGTTGGGCAAAGGTGTGCTCCGTTTCTGCATCATAATCAAATTGATGACCGCAATGAGGACATGAGACAACGGCACCGCCGTTGAGGCTCTTCAGTAATAAACTTAATTCCATATCGTAACCTTTTAAACGTTCATCACTATATCCATGCTGCAAGAACGCTTTCCGAACGAAATCAACAGCCTCTTTTACCTGGTCGGCAGTAGCAGACTTGATATTCACAAGGAAAGTCTGTGGATTACTCCCCCAACTTGTCAATGTTGAATATTCCATCATACGCCATTCAAGCACCTTACAGGGATCGACAGAATCCCTTTTGATGGCTTTTACTCCGATAGAATGTTCAAGGGTTCTTCCATTCTCTGCAAACAGCTTATAATCAGCCAACGTGTCACGTCCAATCTGTTTTTCAAGATTCAACTGACCAACCATAACCAAGTTACCTTCTGTTTCCTTACCACTCAACGGAACACCTAACAACTGGTCTGTACGATGATTCAGGAACCAACGCATCCGGCCAATATTTTCTTTCAATGTCTTGTTGAATGACCCGGGCATAGATATGTCATTTTGTGAGTCCTTCACACCGATACCATTCACCGCAACGGTAACGATACCCTTCTCATCAACATCATTTGCCTTTGTCTTGTACTGAAGGCTTTTGATTTTCTCTTCCATCTTTTTCATCTCCACTTTTAGTGTTAAAAACTCGATTTACTTTATCCAGTTCCTCATCTGACATATCAAATTTCAATTTGTCAAACAAGGGATTTTCTATCATACTTTCACCTATTTGGGCACGCCAGTCATTGAGCGTTATAAGCCCACATGAGAATTGTTCACGACAACGTTTATTTATATTTGTCTTTACGTCCTCGGATTCTTTCAATCCCTCCTGCAAACAATCAACATCAGAGAAATCACAATCCAAATAATATCCCCCTCCTTCAAGACCAAGGAAAGCTGTAAAATCCTTGCAGAATTGTTTGGCCATAGGAATAACAGTTGAACAATATACGCTCTTTTCAGCAGTAGCCTGATTGCTAAATGTGGACTGGTCTTTTCGCGGAACAAGAACAGCAGGGATGCCGTATGCCCCTGCAATATTTATTGCATCAGCCAAAGTCTCTTCAAACGGCTGTAACTCTGCAATAGAAAGATTAGTACGAACAAAGTCAATATCTGCATCTGAAATACCATAAGGTACTTGGCCCTTCCTTACACCATACTTCTCAAAATTTTGCTTCAAAAGCTGTTCCTTTTCATCGTCAGTCAACGCTATTGAACCGGTAGCATCAGTTTTCTTACTTACAATAAAGCCCAATCCACCCCGCTTTACATAAATCACATTTCTAGCTTCATATACAGCTATTAGATTTGACATTGGCTTATTTTGGGAAGCAAGACGACTTTTGGACTTCAAGAACATAGCCCCTGAATAGAACTCTGCACTTCCGTCTCTATCATGCCATATTTGGTATGGAGGAATTTCCAAACTACCATTCCAACCATACTCCAAACGATAGCTACGAATAATATCTTCTGTTTGGGCAATACCAAACAATGGCATATTCCCATAAACAGGTTCTACAATAGTCTTATCAGAAGGTAGCACCCAATAATTATCGCAATATCTCCATTTTTCAGCTGTAGAAAAGACATCAGGCATAGCGGCACGAATAAAGCTATTCCCTGTACACAATTTATAAATATGGTGCTGATAAATCAATTCTTTCCAACGCATCAAACAATTAGGACGACTAAGTATGCCATTCATTCGTTTATTCGCCCATACTATACTGTCATCCTTAGTTTTCTTTAATTGAAAATTAGCACCTGCAATTCGCGATGCAATATAATCGATCGGGAAAAAGACTTCAGGTATCGTACTGAATAGTGTTAGATAGTTACTACCCGCTACAATAGGACTAGTAAGGTCCTCAATGTATGCAACTGACCATTTTTCAGCCTTGCCACTTTGAGTATCTATATCCTTATTCTCAGATGAAGTAACTATTTCAACTTCACCTTTAGTCTTAGATTTCTTTCCAAATAGATTATCAAAAAAAATATTCATTGGGTTCCTTTTTGAGCAAAACTAAGTAAAAAGGAAAACCGTTTTCCAAAACCCTAAAATCTTGAAATTACGAGAGCATAGTAATTTTAGTATAACACATTTATTTTCAAATATATAAAGCACAAATCAATTCAAACCTAATTTTACAACGAACTGTACTAACCCACTCAAAACAGCACTGGCCTCTTTGGTTTCACTATCTTTATTATAGTCCATCAGGTTATTCATGAAGGCAACATATTCCGTATCAGATTCTATTTTTGATGCAGAAAAAAGAATACTATTTTTCACATAATCAGATGTTGCAGCAATACGCTTGTCTACATCCGGGAACTCTTTCATTACACGAATCTCTTTGCTTGTACTAGAACGGAGTTCCCGGATAAAAGGGAAATAAGCATCCGTACATTCAATTACACATGAATCAGATTCATGGGACAAAATAGAAGAACGTATATCTTCTGTTGAAGTAGTATCCATAAATACGACATCAACAATATGCCATTTATTCCCACATCTAAACGCTTGTATAAGGACAAATTTCCCATTAACATTCGGCATCACATATAGAATCTTCTTAGTGTATTTACATTCGGTATCTGGATTAAAGAAATTAATAGTGCCATTACAAGCATACAAGTTCCTTTTTCGTCGGTTACTAAACTCTATATACTGCTCACTACACAAATCCACAACGACATATCGGAACGTATCAGACAGGTGCCCATGCTCCTCATAAGTCTGCAAGGTAGTTTTATTCTTGACCTTAGTTTTAAGAATGGCACCGTTAGCATCTTTCTGTACGCTCATGTAGTCCTCAATAGATACCGAACATGATTCGTCAATGTATATCTCTATACCGGGAACAGTACAATCAAAAATGGCATTAATAAACTCACCGGTCATGGCAACACTCGGATTCTTGTTGCCTACCTTATCTTCAATCTCGAATCCTTCTTTCTGCAATGTATCTATGAATAAGTCCATCCAGGAACGCTTCTCATCGTCAATGCTGTTTGCCGCTTTCGTTGATGCATCACCATGTACATATAACCTATCAGAATATTGGATAGATTTCAGATACTTTGCAACAAGTTTGGAGGCTTTCTTTACTGTATTGTTTGGGCTTTCAGCGCACGTTTCATGGAATTGCCAAACCTTGGTACCAGTTGTGAAATCGACCTGCCAATATGATACACTGATATACGGAAGCACGTTGTTATCGACAGAGATATGAATAGGTAAGTCCGGAACATACTTATGTTCACCGGAATGTTTGCCACGATTGAAGGAACCGAAGAACTCACTACCGGTACGAATGACACCCCATTCTCCCAATGCGTACACATTGTAATAGTCCGGATCGTGAACTCTATCATACTCAAAGTCGGCAACACATTGCTCATCATAGAAACCATACGCACCGTCAGGACTACCGACCACCCAAAAATTATTCAAATAGGTAGATTGGATAATAACTGTATTAGGTGCCTGTTCCTCGATTTGCTTAGTACGAAGATTAAGTATTTGCCTGGGTGCATTCTTCTTTACGGATTTGACCTTGGTAAGTTCTTTCGGCAACTCTTTGCCGGCAATGGTAACAGACATTGGCACATCATGCCATTTGTCTTTATCAATGAACTCTTTCTTTATCCAGTGGCTTTCACTGATCGGATTAAAGGTACAAATAATCTGCTGCCCTTTCTTACCACGCAAACGCTTACGTAGCTGCTTGAAATCCGGATGCTCGAACTCTGACCATTCCTCTAACTGAACACGCTTATAGTTGGAGATACCTTTTATCTTTTCCGGATCGTCAAGACCGGAAAAATCTATCTTCGCACCATTAACCAGACACTTAATAGTATTCTGTTGGAACTTGAACAAATGGGA